TAAAGAACTTTGCTGCGATCAATAGTAACATTTTGATTCGCAAGGGCAAGACATTGTCCACAATTAGTACCGCTAAAAACATTTTTGCGAAAGCAGATGTGGCGGAAGACTTTCCTACAGAAGTCGCAGTATATGATTTGAATTCTTTGTTGGCTTTGCTAACATTGATGGAGAATCAGAATGTTGAATTCGGTGAGAAGAGTTTGACCATTTCAAAAGACAATGGTAAGTTTGAATATTTTTATTCTAGTCCTACTGTTATTGTAGCAGCTCCGGACAAAAGTATCGAAGTAGATAATCATTATCAGTTTAATCTAACATCTGAAGATGTTGGTATGATTATTAAAGCGGCTGCTATTACAGGCGCACCTACTATCACAATTTCTGGCAAAGGCGAAGCTGTTATCTTAACTATCGGTGATAAGAAAAATGATACAGCTAATACCTATAAGAAAGTTATTGGTACAAGTGAACATACATTTGATTGCCACATGGCAGTAGAAAACTTTAAGATTGTTCCTGATGCTTATGTAGTAACAATCTCTAAAAAGAAAGCATTCCACTTTAAGCATGCTACAAAAGCTTTGGAATATTTTATCGCAATGGAACCTGATTCGGTGGTGTAATATGATAACAAGACAAGAACATATCGCAGTACTTCAACTGGAAGTAGAAACACTTAAAAGATATTATTATGATCCTTCGACAGAAGGTACAGGGCATTTCAATACTGCAATTGGTGTATTAGAAAGTCGTATTAAAGAACTACAAGAAGTTCCTGAAGTAGTACTTCCCTGAAATTGATTTATTATATTATGAGGTTATTATGGATTATCGTGAGAATGAGTTTTTGTGGGTTGAAAAGTATCGGCCGCGCAAACTAGAAGATTGTATTTTACCTGCGGATCAAAAGACCATCTTTCAAGAGATGGTTGCTAAAGGTGAGATTCAAAATATGCTACTTTGCGGCGGCGCGGGTATGGGAAAGACCACAGTTGCCCGAGCATTATGTGAAGAATTAGAAACAGATTATATCATTATTAACGGTTCAGAAGAATCGGGTATTGATGTTCTTCGTACTAAGATTAAACAGTTCGCATCTACTGTATCATTCAGTGGTAAGCCGAAGGTTGTTATTTTAGACGAGGCAGATTATTTGAATCCTAATTCTACACAACCTGCATTGAGAGCATTCATTGAAGAGTTCTCAGCAAATTGCAGGTTCATTTTAACTTGTAACTTTAAGAATAGAATTATTCCTCCGCTTCATTCTAGAACTGCGGTTATTGAGTTTAAACTTCCTAAAGCTGAAAAGCCAAAGATTGCATCTGCATTCTTTAAGCGTGTGACTGAAATTATGTCTATCGAAAAGATAGAAGCAGATGGTAAAGTTATCGCAAAGGTAATTGAGAAACATTTTCCTGATTATCGCCGAGTATTGAATGAGCTACAACGATATGCAGCATCGGGCAGAATTGATGAGGGTATTTTTGTAAGTCTCAACGAATCCAATATGCAGGAATTGATTTCATCGTTGAAAGCTGGAGATTGGAAAAAGATGCGAACATGGGTTGTTAATAATTTAGATAATGATCCTGGAACAATCTTTAGAAAATTATATGATACTTTAACAGATCATGTCCAACAAGTTCCACAGTTAGTTCTTCTGCTTGCTGATTATCAGTACAAGTCAGCATTCTGCGCAGATCAAGAAATTAATCTAGTAGCTTGCTTGACTGAGATTATGGCAGCGGTAGAATTTAAATGATCAATTTTTTTAAACCTACTTTTGAATGGATTCGCGATGACTACAGAACAAGCCCTATTCGCTTTGCTGCCGAGCTTCTTGCTTGGGCTATTAGTATTGGGTGTAGCATTACAATGGCACTTACCGTACCAACTCCTCCCCTCTTGGTTCTATACCCTGTGTGGATTACTGGCTGTGCTATCTATGCTTGGGCTGCTTATACTCGCAAAAGTTTTGGTATGCTTGCCAATTATGTACTCCTAACCACTATTGATACTATCGGTTTGCTAAGGATGGTGATATGAGCTTATTTGGAGAACCCGTAGTAAAACCTGAGATTGAACCATATAAAGCTCCAACAATAACACCGTTTGATTTTATAAATGCTATTCATTATAGTAAAGATAATCTGATAGTTGACGATTGGTCGGAGAAACAGTATAATCCCTTCATCATTAATAAGGGTTTATCCTATGGTCATGATACAGTAATCCCTGCAAACGAGATGAATTCCCGTCCACATTTGGATAAAATTCTTCAATTTCATTTTTTAATAAATATCATTAGGCCTAAGAAAAGATTTAATAAATGGATCAAGGCTGAGAAAATCGATGATTTGGAAGTCATAAAAGAATACTATGGTTACAGCACAGAAAAAGCCAAACAAGTACTCCCACTTCTAAACGATTCGATTATTGATGAAATGAAAAGAAGAATAACAAAAGGTGGCAAGAATGAGTACTGACATCATACACATCAACTTTCCGGGGTATCGCCCTTTGGAAGTAGTACTATCTGAACCAGACGATTTTTTAAAAGTAAGAGAAACTCTAACACGTATAGGTGTCGCTTCTAGGAAGGACAAAACTCTATATCAATCATGTCACATATTGCATAAACAAGGCAGATATTTTATTGTGCATTTTAAAGAGCTTTTTGCTTTGGATGGAAAGACTGCAGATTTATCAGATAACGATTTACAACGAAGAAATACAATCGCAAAATTATTAGTGGATTGGGGTTTAATTAAAATTAACGATGCTGAGCATTTTGTAGATTATGCTCCTTTGTCCCAGATTAAAGTCATTTCTCACAAGGAGAAAGATGATTGGAAATTGGAAACAAAGTATAATATTGGTAAGAAAAAGTTAAACACTAGTAATAAATAATTTTATCCCAGGGATGGGATGAATGAGGGTTGACGGATCCCAATAAAACCGTCAGTTTGCTACGCCGCAAGGGTAGTATTTTTAACTCGCTTAATAGGAGAAAACTATGACTTGGTTACTTAACAACCTACCTAAAGACTTCGACAAATTCTTTGTTGGATTCGACGATCAGTTCAACCGCATTGCTAAAATGCATGACGATCTCACAAAAAATATTCCGAATTATCCTCCATACAATATCAAAAAGACAGGCGATAACACGTATGTTATTGAACTTGCTGTTGCTGGTTTTGCTAAGCAAGACATAGAGATTGAATTGGTTGAAGGTAAAATGATAATTAAGGGAAATGTGCAAAGCCAAGACCAAGAAGAAAACTTCTTATTCAAAGGTATTGCAGGAAGAAATTTCACACGTTCATTCGTATTGGATGATACTGTAGAAGTTAAAGATGCAGCTATGTTAAATGGTATGCTAAAAATCTTCCTAGAACGTATTATTCCTGAACATAAAAAACCTAAAAAAATTGAGGTTAAAGATGTTCCAGAAACTACTTCTAGAAAATCTAAGCAGCAATTGCTTACAGAAGATATATAAAAATATGGGGGCTTGTCCCCCATTTACAAGGCAACCAAAATGTTAAGAATAATAGAAATACCTATAAAAATAATAGAAAAAATTTTTAGTAAAAGTTACGGTTCTGAGTTGGAACAATATATTATTTCCCGTGATCCTAAAAATACTGGAGATGTTGAAAGATATACAATTGAATATAATTCAAAAGTAAGTAAAAGTGTACCTTACCTATAACGGAGAAAAATAAATGTTTAGATCAGCAAGTCTATTAATAGACACAATACAAAATGGTAAGAAACAATTCATTTCCAAACACATTAAAAATCCATTAATGAGTAGTGCTTGGACGAAGTATGTAACGACGCAAACTGCATTTTGCCATAGCATAATTGATTTACAAATAGAAACAGTTTCTGAAACTTCTAAAGCAGTGACAGAAACTAAATTAGGAAAACTATTAAACCCATACGGAATAGATTGGTTTACTGCAGGATGGGATGCATATGTAAATCAAGGTTTGAAAGAGCAAAATAAATCTAAATAAGGATATACCATGATTAAAGTAATTAAACTCGTCACTGGCGAGGAAGTGATTGGTGATATGAAGCCATCGGGTCCACATGATGACAAAATCACAGTTGACAAACCGTGTGCTGTTATGTTGGTTTCTTCTAAATCAACACCTGATCAACACTCGATGGCTCTGATTCCCTATGCTGCTTATACTGCAGACCATAGCATAGAGATTTATAAAAAATCTTTAGTGTGGACTTCTGATTTAGCAGACGATGTATTGAATCAATATAATTCAATCTTTGGTTCAGGAATTCAAATTGTGACAGGCAATTTACCGCCTAGTAAATAAGTAAACGACTCCTAATACAATCCCTGCGATTGCAATTAGGAGAGCGGATATTATAACAAAAAACGCAAAATTTGCAGCTTCTTCTGCTTGCTTTCTAAGTTTGTCTATTAAAGATTTTGACATTTTATTTCTTAGGTTTTATTTGGTGAGTTTCTAGCCAAAGCTTTAATCCATCTGCATTCACATCTCCATCGAAATATTTTTTAAAGCCTTTATAAAATCGCATTTTCTCAGGATCGTTTCCGAACAACTGAGCTATTTCTTTTTCCTCGTTATGCTTCTTTTTTATTACAGGCAGCAGTTCTATATAACCATAGTATATTACTATAGCAAAACTTGTTATGAATAAAAATATAGTAATAATTGCAAGTAAATAATCTCTGAATGTTATAAGAATAATCGGTAATAATAAAAATCCAAGTAGAGAACCTATCACAAGTAATAAGGTTTCAGTTTCTGGTTTCATTTTCCTCTTTTCTTTGTCTTAGAAATTCCTCATAGTCTTGTATTTTCTTTTGGTGCTCAAACCACTCTTGTTTGCGGATAGCTTCTTCTTGTGATCGAAAATTGTTTGGTCTATTAATATAATTACCCCATCGTGTTTGTGCGTCGTGAGCAATATACATAAACACGACACCCATAATTAATATTGTAATGAGCAAAGCTATACCTAACGCAAATTCAAACTGATATCTAGCCATTCGTTCTTTACGAAGTTTTGCTTTTACTGCCTCTTGCTGCATTTGTTTAGCAATAAGACTTTTTTGCTGAGCTCCTAACTCTTTGGTCATGGCTTCAACTTCAGTAAACAATGCACCTAGCTCAGGAGGGCTTTGATATATCATTAATTCCCGAAGTTCTTTGCCCATTTGTTCTAATTGCTTTTTCATTAGAACTCTTTGTAGGGCTCGTTTAGCTAAGCTTGCATCTCCAGTATATACTTCTGTTTTGCTTCGTTTTTCTTCTTCCTCTAATACTGCAAGACATTTAAAATATGCATCATAGTATTGTCCTAGATAATCACCAATTTCTACATAGATGTTAGTTGTATCCTCACTCTTTTTGTTTAGCTCTTTGACCTTTGCTTTCTCGTCTGCTAATTGCTTTATAGCCGCAGATGAAGCAGGCTTGTCCGGAGGGTGCTTTTTATTGAATTGATCATCTAGGTCTTTTAAGACCGCTTTGACATCGCCAGTTGCACTTTTAATGTCTTTATATAATTGGCAACCCTTTTTGACAGCAGCAACAGCTCCGTTGGCTAACGCAAAGAGTGTAAACGGATCCACTGATTACATAAACGGTATCCATAACCAAATCGCTTGAGACATAGATAAAAATGCAATTGATCCTACGCCAATACTGGCCCAATACATTCTAGTATTAACTGCTAATATACTTGCTGTTAACAAGACAATTGCAATTTGAAATAGACTGCCCGAATATGTATACCATGGACTTCTTGATTTAGCTGCTGCCCGATCTTCTTCTAGTTTGCGAGCTTTTGCCATTAGTTCTTTTTTACCCTCACCCGTCGCAGGATCAGATTCATATCTGTCCATTTTTGCTTTTAACTGGTTGGCTGTTTTTGGTTTGTTTTCCAATACTGCATCATCATATCGCATTTCGGTTAATGTTTGTTTGATAGACTTTGCTTGATAGAATGCCCATGTATTATTTGCTTCTATGGTATTATTAAGAATTTTGCTACTATTACTACCACCCATTAATGTGTTGATAGCTAAAAAAGCAGCAAGTACTGTGATTACCCATCCTGCTTTATCTTTAATTAAAGCTTCTCTTTCGCTTCTGGATAGGGGTTTTGATTGTTCAGCCATCTTTTTCTCCTTATTATATTGACTTTCAACGGCTTATATAATATAATTAATACTAATATTTATATCCTAAGGGTTTTAGAATGAAGTTTTACACTAGCGTTAATCAGTATGGCAACAATATTTTGGTTAGAGGGGTGAATAACGGGCATGCTGTACAAGATAGAATCGCATTTAAACCGTCATTATATGTACCAAATAAAGATAAAGCAACCGCAAAATCTCTTTTTGGTAAACCGCTTGCTGAGATAAAATTTGACAGTATCAATGATGCTAAAGAATATGTAAAGATGTATAAAGATGTAGAGGGATTCGAAATCTACGGAAATACAAATTATGGATATCAATATATTTCTCAGCAATGGCCTGCAGAAGTAGAATTTGATATGTCTCAATTAAAAATATGGACATTGGATATTGAGACATCTGCAGAAAATGGATTCCCAGATATAGCAAATCCGCAGGAAAAAGTATTAATTATTACAACCAGAGATTTCGTTAGCAAACAGATTGTATCGTTTGGTTTGTTTCCCTTCAAGCCGGAAAAAGAAAATCACACATATGTCCAATGTAAGGATGAAGTAGATCTGTTGAAACAGTTTCTCGAATATATATCAGAAGATTATCCTCATATTATCACAGGATGGAACGTGGAGTTCTTTGACATCCCATATCTATGCAATCGTATTACTAAAATTCTTGGAGAAGATGCACTAAAGAAATTCTCTCCTTGGAAAATTGTTGAGGAAAAGAACATCCTTAAATTTAAGAAAGAGAATATCTCATTCAATGTAATGGGTATTGCTATTTTAGATTACCTTGATCTGTATAAGAAGTTTACATATGGTAATCAGGAATCATATAAGTTGGATCACATTGCCAAAATAGAACTTGGTAAAGAAAAATTAAACTATGATGAGTTCCCGTCATTCAATGAATTCTGGAAAGGCAATTGGCCAAAGTTTGTTCGTTATAACGTAATTGATTGTGAACTGGTTGACGAACTAGAAGAGAAGATGAAACTCATTGAGTTAATTCTAACAATGGCATATGATGCGAAATGTAACTATGTTGATATTTTCTCAGCAGTAAGAACTTGGGATTGTATTCTATATAACCAATTGCTCAAGAAAAATATTATGGTTCATCAAAATCAGCGCAGTCAAGGTAGACAAATTGCAGGAGCATATGTACAGACTCCTAGACCAGGTAAATATGATTGGGTAGTTTCTTTTGATGCAACAAGTCTATATCCTTCAATCATTATGCAGTATAATATGTCGCCAGAAACAATGTCGCAGGAGAGAAAATATTTAGACATTAGAGTCAGTGAGTTACTTGAAGACAAAGTTGATACTTCAGACTTAGTTGAAAAGAATATTTGTATGGCGTCCAATGGTGTATGTTATACCAATGATAAGCAAGGCATATTTCCTGAGATCGTCCAGAAGTTATTTGATGATAGAAAACAGTACAAGAAATTAATGTTAGCAGCTGAAGCAAAGTATGAGGAGACCAAAGATAAAATTTGGCTAAAGGAAATATCTAAGTATAATAATTTTCAGATGGCTCGAAAGATTCAGATGAATTCTTTATTCGGCGCAATGGCGAATGAGTTCTTTCGATTTTATGATGACCGCGTAGCAGAAGGTATTACTTTAACAGGTCAGTATATTATTCAGAAAGTTGGTGTTGCTTTAAATGAGTATTTGAATAAGATATGTAGCACAAAAGATTTTGAGTATTCATTCTATTCTGACACTGATTCTTGTTATGTTACCCTTGCTCCTCTTGTAGAAAAATTCTACAAAGGTAAAGAACCTCAAAAAATTGTAGAAATATTAGATCAAATTTGTGAGACTAGGATTCAAGAAGTATTGAATAAAGTATGCGGCGGCATATCTGAGTACACAAATGCATTCGATAATAAGATTTCATTTAAGCGAGAAGCAATCGCGGAAACAGGTGTGTGGGTTGCGAAGAAAAGATATGCTTTGAATGTATACAACAATGAAGGTGTAACTTATACTGAACCTAAGCTAAAGGTAATGGGATTAGAAATTGTCAGATCATCTACCCCTGAACCAATCAGAGAAGGTTTGCGAAAAGCAGTTAAAATGGTTTTGACTTCAGATCAAGATACGCTTCAAAAATATATTATGGACTTTGAGGCAGAGTATAGAAAATTAAAACCAGAGGACATCTCATTTCCTAGAGGTGTTAATGGTATCGAGAAATATACTGATAAGGCTAATATATATAAGGGAGGTACTCCGATGCATGTCAGAGGCGCCTTGCTTTATAATTTTTATACTAAGAAGCATGGCTTGGATAAGAAATATGAGCAAATTAAAGAGGGCGATAAGATTAAGTTCGTTTATTTAAAGGAACCAAATATTATCGGCGAAAATTGTATAGCATTCAATACTGTTATACCACTTGAATTAGATCTACTAAAGTTTATAGACTATGAAACAATGTTTGATAAATCTTTTCTAGAACCTATGAATACAATATTACATGGTATAGGCTGGTCTGCTAAACCACAAGCAACATTAGAAGGATTATTCGGATGAAAAAATTATTAATTGCGTTAGCAATGTTTGCAGGATTAACTGCACACGCCTGGGAACAAAGACCACCGTTGCCAGTAAATGAATGTAAAATACATTCCCCATATGGATTTGCTGATACTAAAAAATCACTATCTCCTATTTGCCGTCAAGCATATCTTGTAGCATATGATGCTCCCGCAAAAATACCTGCATATGTAGCATATACGTTATTGCCCGCAAATGCACTTGGTTGTATTGCAAGAACCAATGCTTTTGTTTCCGATGAATCTATAAAAAATGGACCGAGACCGGATGATTATTCTGGTACAGGATATGATAGAGGACACGTTGTTCCCGATGGAGATTTATCCTGGGATCAACAAGTAGAATATGAATCATTTCTAATGACTAATATGGTACCTCAAGCTGGTTCTTTAAATAGAGGAATTTGGAAATTATTAGAAACATCGGTTAGAGGTTGGTCGGTTCAATTAAATGCCCCATTGACAGTATATGGAGGTGGCATTTATAATGATCAGAACAAAAAGATTGGCACAGGAGTTGTTGTGCCTCATGCATACTACAAAATTGTAATCAACAATAAAACGGGCGAGTACGCAGGTTGGTTATTTCCTCACGTCGCACCATATCCTAATTTAGGAAATGATCTAACTAAATATCGTGTACGCGTTTCGGAAATTATAGCTAAATCTGGAATTGGTTTTAACACACCAAAAGGCGGAACAGAACTTGCACCTGGTTCAGAATGGAAAGTTGACTTTGGTAAATTAACCAAAGATAAAAGAGCAAAATGCGGCAAAAATGACTAGACAAAAATCGCATTATGCTATATAATATTGAAATATACTTAAGGAGTTATTATGTCGTTACTTGACAAATTGAAGAAAAATTCTACAATCAAAGAAACTGAAGTTATGAATAAATCTAAATTCTTTAATAAGAAAGATATGATTCAGACTTCGGTTCCTATGATTAACGTTGCGCTGTCTGGTAGTTTAGAAGGTGGGCTGATCCCAGGATTAACTGTTTTTGCAGGTCCATCTAAACACTTTAAGACAGCGTTTTCATTATTGCTTGCTAAATCTTACTTGGACAAATATGAAGATGCTATGGTTTTATTTTATGATTCTGAGTTCGGCAGTCCTCAGTCTTATTTCGATAGTTTCGGGATCGATACCGGTCGAGTACTTCATACACCTATAACAGATATTGAACAATTAAAATTTGATATCATGTCTCAAATCAATCAGATTGAGCGAGGAGATCATATTATTGTTGTTATTGACTCTGTAGGTAATCTTGCTTCTAAGAAAGAAGTTGATGATGCACTCGAAGGTAAGTCTGTTGCAGACATGACAAGAGCAAAGCAGATGAAATCATTATTTAGAATGGTTACCCCTCACTTGAATATCAAAGATATTCCAATGGTTGTTGTCAATCATACCTATGCAGAAATTGGTTTGTATCCCAAACAAATTGTATCTGGTGGCACAGGCATTTATTATTCTGCGGACAATATCTTTATTATCGGTCGCCAACAAGAAAAAGAAGGCACAGATGTTATAGGATATAATTTTATTATGAATGTTGAAAAATCTCGCTTTGTTCGTGAGAAGTCTAAGATACCGGTTGAAGTAACATTCGAAGGCGGCATTAGTACTTGGTCGGGCTTGCTTGATGTTGCACTTGAAGGTAAGTTTGTTGTTAAGCCATCGAATGGATGGTATTCAAAAGTAGATCCTGAGACAGGTGTGGTCGAGGATAGAAAATATCGTATTAAAGATACATACACAAAAGAATTCTGGATGCCCATTATTTCATCTAAACAATTCCGTGAATATATTGAAGGACAATATAAAGTAGCGTCAATTGATATGGTGGGTACTGAAATGTCTAAAGGTTCAATAGACGAGGAGTTCGAGCATGCAAGTGAAGTATGATCCATGGGTAATTAGATCCGAAGGAAAAGAAGTTTGGGGTGTCAAGATACTGGACGGCAAATTTGAAAAGACATCTTTTTCTATAAATGAATTAGACCAAAATGATGAGAAAGAATCTTTAGAGTTAGATTACACTGTTTTATCTGCGCCCGATGGTATGGCAGTTGAAGATGTCAAAGGTGAAGAGTTTGATGCAACACTTAATTTTATTATAAGAGATATCCTACAAAAGGCATTAGATGAGTACGAAAATCGAAAAGGTAATTCTCCAGAATCTGGTGAATGACGATGAGTTTATGCGAAAGGTAATTCCGTTTCTAAAACAGGATTACTTTTTGGATAACAATGAAAAAATAATTTATGAAAAGGTCAGTAAATTCATAGACGAGTATAATGCGATACCGAGCAAAGATGCTTTGGTAATTGCAGTACAAAATGACAAAACATTAAATGAGGATCAATATAAAGAGGTTGTGGAGTATATCCATGACCTCGATCCTACTGAACACAATAAAGAATGGTTGTATAAAGAAACAGAAAAATTCTGTAAAGACAAAGCAATCTACAATGCTATTCTATCTTCAATCGCAATCATAGATGGCAGAGACAAGTCTAAGTCTGAGGATGGAATTCCGCAGCTTTTACAAGACGCCTTAGGAGTGTGCTTCGACAATAATGTTGGACATGATTATATTGAAAACGCAGATAGTCGGTATGAATCTTATCACCGAGTAGAATCTCGTATACCCTTTGATCTAGACTATTTTAATAAGATCACAAATGGCGGGTTGCCTAATAAGACATTAAATGTATGTTTGGCAGGTACTGGTGTTGGTAAGTCTTTGTTTATGTGTCACGTCGCAGCTTCAGTATTAGCGCAAGGTAAAAATGTTCTGTATATTACGTTGGAGATGGCAGAAGAACGTATTGCGGAACGTATTGATGCGAACTTGATGAACATTACTATGGATCAACTAAAAGATCTACCAAAGGCATTGTTTGATAATCGAATTGAAAAAATTAGAAACAGAACAGAAGGTTCGCTAATCATTAAAGAGTATCCTACTGCTGGCGCACATAGTGGTCATTTTAAATCTTTATTGAATGAGCTACAGCTGAAGAGACAGTTCAGACCAGACTTGATTGTTATTGATTATTTGAATATTTGCGCAAGCTCCAGATTTAAAGGTGGGGCAAATATTAACTCCTACACGTTGATTAAATCTATTGCTGAAGAACTTCGTGGATTGGCAGTTGAAGAAAATGTTCCGATTCTATCAGCTACACAGACTACTCGTGGAGGATATGGTAACACAGATGTTGAATTAACAGATACGTCTGAATCGTTTGGTCTGCCGGCAACAGTAGACTTTATGTTTGCTTTGATATCTACAGAAGAAATGGAAGCATTGAATCAGTTGATGGTTAAGCAGTTGAAGAATAGATATAATGATCCTACAGTAAATAAACGATTCGTAATTGGTGTAGATAGGGCAAAGATGAAGTTGTATGATCTAGAACAATCGGCACAAAAAGGTATTACTGATTCCGGTATTCGTCACGAAGTTCCGAGACAAAATAAAGGAACAGATCCCTCATTCGATGGTATTTTTAGTAATAAACGAGACTTTTCAAAGATAAAGGTTTAATATGCAAAAACTTTCTGCTACTAGATTAACTAATACAAACCTTAAGTCTATTGCCGATGGAAATACGACTCCTACTATTGAGGACTCCCCTGTTCCTTTTGATATAGAGGATTTAAAGGAAATTCAGGATCTTCGATCAAATCAAACTATAACAATGCCGAAAAAATTAGGTGACTTTAAAATTATAAATAAACAGTAGCCACAAAGGGAAATATATGATAGTAACTGTTAGAGGAGCAAAAGACAATCAACTAACTAAACTATTAAAAATGGCGGTTGACTCTTTTGCCAACAAACTACTTTCCCCTCAACTAATCAAAAATATAACATTGAATATCTATATCAAAGATAAACTTGATGCAGGAGGTTACTGTGATTATGAAGAAGAAGGGTTACCATTACCTAGAACATTCAATATAGAGATCAAAAGAGTAAAAACAAAAATACATATGTTTTTGATACTTGCCCATGAGATGGTTCATCTTAAACAGATGGCTAAAGGGGAAATGAAGGATAGGTATAAAAAATCAAAATATGTAACGGTATATAGAGGTGAAACATATGGAGACGATATTTCGTACTGGGATCAACCGTGGGAGATCGAAGCATATGGTTTAGAACAAAGTCTTGTTGCTAAATTTTTAATTGAGCATGACCAATTCAAATCTCTAAAGCAAAAACATGCTGATTGGTTTGTATATGACGAAGAATATGATTTGGATGATATAATAAAAGTATAAATCCGAAAATTAATTATAAGGAGAAGTAAATGGAACAATTAAACTTTACATTTTATGATGTGGTGCAAATTGTGTTATTGTTGGCAGCTTGCTGGGCGTGTAGACTAAGCGGTTACCATAAAGGAATTTCGGACACAATTGGATTCCTAGAGGACAAGGGCATAGTAGAAATCAACGATAATGCAGAAATTGTCAAAGCCAAAGATTAATAATTAATAATTAATTTTACCCCAGCAAGGACTGGGGTATTTTTTTGGCAGAAAGTGCTTGACTTCTGATCCAAACGGTTATATAATAATGGTTCGAATGAGGAAAAGACTATGAATTTTTCAGTAGGCGCAGATATAGAATTGACGACAAAGTGGAAGTCAAACATTCTAGGGCAAGAGTTCGACATCAAAACCTTTAAGGGTAAAGTCGTTCCGAATCCTAAATGGTTGGACATGGACTATGTCTCACTTCATACAGGCAAACCGGAATATCCCATATCTTATATTCATAAGAAGTTTATAGTTGGGCATACTTTTACAGAAACCAGAAGTATCGCGCGCATATTCAATGTCAAATCAAAATCTTCGGGTAAGTCCTATACGGTCATTTCCGAAGATGGCATTGTCCAATGTGATTGCGTTGGCTTCCAATTCAGAAGAGCATGCAAACATTCTGCTAAAGTTAAAGAAATGTTGTGAAAGAACAACAGCACAACTTAATGCTTGACACAGGATGCAAAAGGCTATATAATAAGGTTAAGAACAGTGAGTTCTTGGTGAGAAGTTTTTATATCATTTTTAAAGGAAAGACAAATGTCTAAATTTTCAGTTGCAGGTGTTTCTACTCAGCATGGTATCACTAAAGTTCGTTTCGCGAACGATATCGTTTCTCGCACTAAGGTATTGGCTAAAGGCGGTCACGCTCCGTTGGAGTTGATTGAGTTGCCTCACTTAATGGATAAGGCAGAGGCTTGCCAATATCTGTTGGACAAGGGTGGCGTATTCGCACAATGGTCTGGTCTTATCATCGAGACTATGGGCAAGAAACTCCCCGCTCCTAGCAAAGTTACAAAGGCGCCAAAGGCAAAAGCAGCACCAGCAAAGGTAGCTAAGCCTGTAGCAAAACAAGTTAAAATTACCAAACCTAAAGTTGAGGAAGATCTCGAAGTTACTGAGATCAAGTCACTTGCAGAAGCAATGCAAGAACCAGCAACGGTTTGATCTTATAAGGAGCCACTAGATGGCGAAACTAAACAAGTTAACGAAAGTTAGCGAGACAATTACCATCAACCGGTATGACAACGGTTGGATGGTTGAGGTAGGTGGCCGCGATAAAAAGCAGGATTGGAAATCCACCAAGACAATTTGCAATACAGAAGAAGAAATGATTGCAGTTGTCAAGGAATGGAATTCTTTGGACTTGGATAATTGAGGTCATCTATGCTAAAAACTAAAATAGGTATTGTAGGTGCGGGTGTCGTTGGTGGTGCCATTATTGAATCCATCAAAGACTTACATCAAGTTGAGCTACGGATTTATGATATAAATCCTGAGAAGAGCACGCATCCCTTCTCAGATTTATTTTTGTGTGATGGTATATTTGTATGTACCCCTACCCCTCAAGATGAAGATGGTACATGTGATGTATCTGCTCTACTGGATGTATTAAAACGTCTAGAAGGTTATCGTGGTGTAATTATTAGTAAGTCTACAGCACCGATAGATGTATACCAAAAATTAAATGAAAAGTATTATAATTTAGTACACGCTCCAGAATTTTTAACTGAGGCAAATGCAAAACTTGATTTTATGAATGGTCAATTTGCTTTTATCGGCGGAAATACAAAAGCTTATATGAAAGAAGCTGAGCGTATTATTCGCGTAACACAGCATGACCTTCGACAAGTAATTCATTGTAGTATAGGCGAAGCTGCGTTGGCAAAGTATACAATCAATACTTTCCTAGCTATTAAGGTTGCTTATATGAATGAGATGTATATACTTGCACAAAAGATGCAATGCGATTATGATACAGTTTCAACAATGGTTAAGTGTGATAATCGTATTGGTTCTAGTCACATGGCAGTACCAGGCCCCGATGGTGCATTTGGATTCGGCGGGATGTGCTTTCCAAAGGACACTTCGGCGCTTTTAAAATTTGCTGAGAATTCGGGAATAAAACTAAATGTACTTGAAGGTGCAATTAGAACAAATAAGACCATAAGAGCCGATGTTTGACGGTGTCAGGTTGTATAAATAAATTATATGTTTAAAGGAAAACAAGTGCTTCTCAATCTCATATCCATTACGTGCATACATTCTTCTGGCAATTATAAGCCACAAGATGCCTTTGCACGTACAGTTTCAGAATGGAGTTTGGAACGGGGTTAATGTAGTAATTTTCTAAATACAAAAACCTCGGTACCCCTAAAGTCCGAGGTTTTCCTTTCTTAAAACCTTTTTATTAATACCCATGTGCTTGACAAGGGTACTAAAAGGTGTTATAATAAAGACATAGAACAAAGAAGCCGAGAGGTTTCAGTAACCAGACAAGCTAAAGGGTTATTCTTTTTTAGATTTGACAAGGTTGCAAAAGTGTTTTATAATAGTGTTATCGGTTGATCGTGATCGAGACAAAGTTCATTTACAATTTAGCGTACCATGTTCCTCTTGTAGCTCAAAGGTAGAGCACTCGCTTGATAAGCGATAGACGTTGGATCGTTACCATCCGAGA